TCGCGCATGGCCCTCAAAGGCGGATAATGCAGCAAGGCTGGCACACTCAAGTCAGTGATATCCTTGATAATAAAACTGACCCAGGCGAGTAGGTCTTCCCTACCCCACCCGTAACGATGCTTGATCAATGCCAAGGAATCGGGATGTACGTCAAACGCCATGGAAGCGCGGGGCCGGTCAAAACCGATCTCCTTACGCGCAACAGCATGTCGGCCATCCATCAAAGAAAGGCAATGACTAACAAATGTGTTAATGATGGGAACATGGTTACAATCATTAACAACAGTGAGCAAATTACTCTTAAAATGCTCCAATGGTGCAACCGAGCTACCGCCCGGTTTTACGCGCCATCCGATCTTTGGCAACAATCGCATCGGTTTCGGGCCAAGGACGGTCTGATTAAAAACGGTCCCCGACGGGCTGTGAATAACAGCTGGCCAGAAAAGACTGGATAAATATTCGCAGTCATAACTATCATCATACAAGTTAGTTTTCAATACATAACCCAAACGTTTGGACTGATTAACAACGTCGAATCGCCATGATCCACGTGTGGCGACGCTCAAATTATCGTCGCCACAAACGGCCATCATAAAATACGACAACCCGCCAGACTTTTGGTCAAGAAACGGGCGCATATCATGGATGTTATTGGCCTTACAATAATGAAACATGTGGAACTCACCATTAATGCGAGTGTCACCGAGGCCGGTGTCAAAATGACCACTAGCGACGGTTCCAAGCACTTGATAGCGAGTTCCCTCATAGCCAACCCCCTGTTTGTCCACAGACAACTGGAGGGCACGACTGAACATTGCGGTCATCTCACGAGACACACCGGTATATTCAAAATAATTAATATAAAAGTCGTTTTTATCTTTTATGACGGCACGATGAGTGTAACCATCGAACTTGGAGGCGTCCGTTGCAGCATAATCATAATGCTGATGGTGACCACACCGGTCGAACCAAGAACCAACGCGCTCAGCAGTCATTCCGGCCGTATAGGTGATGAAGTGTCGATCATTCCAGGTACTTTTCAACCAGTTCTGCAACTGGTACATAAAAGGCCCGGTGATGACAGCAAATTCATCAGTACAACCGGAAATCATGCGAGGATCAAACTCATCCATGTCCGTAATATCACTCTTCAAAAGCAATTCTATTTTGTTGAAGACCTTTGTCTTCGCCCATGCGGGATCAAAATTACCCGCCTTAGTAACCTTAACATAGGCAGCGCGCAATTGAGACTGTCGCGACGCACTATACCTAGAAACCCACTCCTCAAAATTAACAACAAGTGGCCAGCGGCCATTCTTCCTCTCACCTGGATAAAGCACATCCAAGTGCCGATCACGCCATCCAATGAACTCAGTAAATAATCGATAATCAAAATCGAGCTTAGGTATCATGCCGCGGTTATTGATCGCGGTGGCTTCATTGGTCCCATTCTTAGACGCCACAACTGGTATGCAATCAGTGATGCCCACCCCAACCAATTCCAAACGGTCTTGGTCAAAGGTAGTCATCTCAGGCAAAACAATTTTAGCTCCAAGATCAATGGGGTTTAAAGGACGTGTTGTTGTCGTCGTTGGAAGAACTAGCTCACGCACCGGCACGACAGCAGGCACGACGAGACTAAAGCTACGACGATCAACTCGATAACGCTCAATACCGCGTAACACAAGCTCATTGAGTGGAACACATGTGCTACGCGGGTAGAAGTACACAACAAGTGTGACTAATACAACAAACAATATGGAATTAGGAACGACAAAATGGAGGGGAAGTACGCAAATCATCAATATCAACATGACTTGCCACCACCTCCATGTGCGCTGAAAAGTGAACCGATAAGCATTGTTCACGACTCCAGCGACACGCAATTGAGGTTCAACCACGGTTTTTAGAATAGAATACTCAGAATCCAAATTCAGCATGAAACCAATAGATGCTGCATACAAGACGCAATTCGCTTCAAACTCGGGTGGAATTTGGCAATTACGCACGCGTTTTTTTGTCCAATCAAGTACAGTTTGAAAACTGGACTGATTTCGTTGTAAACCAACAGTGTAAGTGGCAACGTCGGAGATAAGACTCTTCGGCACCAAAATGCCAAACTCTTGTCCATCGGAACATACGAATACGGAACCTAGGATAGAAACGAACGAATGACGCAAAACGAACCCTTCCACAAAGGGTACGTTCACTTTATCACTGTGGAAAGACTGCGTGCGGACTGCAATCGCGCCATAGTAGTTAGTATCTAATATGGCGGATGACAGCGGCCAAGCATGAGGACTGGCCAGAGGAATAATGCTGTCGCAAATAGTGAATTGATAAATCACGGAATATTTCAAACGCCGAAAAATCTGCCAAATCAACCTGCGGCCATTAATAACAGGACCAGGTTCATTGAGCCAAAACATATTGGAATGTACATATGAATGGCTATCACCACGTGTCGACATAATGACAGATCCATCACGTTTCAACTTATAATAAGCCTCGCCTTGTCCAATAGAACCAAAAGGCGAGTCAAATGTGTGGATGAGAGCATACAAACACTTTCCATGTGTTCGATCAACAATTCCAAAGATATCACTCGGCTCAAGATAATACAACGAGTGTATGGACATTGCTGCACCAAATTGTCGACACTCGCAAACGCGGGCATCGTGGGTACAATAATTGCGGCAGTTACGATACGAAAGCAATCTAAATACATCCGAGCTATCCAAAGTAGGATTGCAGGACCACACTGAGGTACGCCCATACGCCCGATGGCGTAAGGGTGAGCCACCAATGTCAAGAATCGAGCGAACATTTTGTTGTCGAAGCCGGTTGTAAATGATAGCCTCGCCAACAACGCGTTCAATTGCAAGGCGCGGGTGACTGTGGGTTGGTACCTGGGTGTCGAATGTGATGCTAACGTCGGGGTAATCAAGTTTAATCTCGTCAAGAGAAATATTTCCGATGCCAAATGATTGACGTAATATGGCATCGTTTCGATCTTCCCGATCTGTAACGGACACAACTGGAGCACCTGATGTGCTGCCAGATGTATTGGGACGGCCCGGTAAGGGAGCCGTATTTGGTGGTTCATCAACAACATCTGTTGAAGAGTGATGTGTTGTGGTGGATTTTGCAGATAAAGGAGGGACAATTGCCCTTCGCGTAGGTAATCCAGTGAAGTTGGATACTTTGTTTGATTGAGGGTTATTTCGGCGTCGAGATACATCAGAATTAGCAATATGATCGCATCGACGCCAAGTAAATTTGTTAATTTGAGTAGGGCGTTTACTATTATCAATTTGTTTGGGTTTATTCTTTGTGTCGGTTGGACGTTTATGGTCAACATCCATGTTATGAATTGTATTTTACTCGTGAACGAGGGCAAGCCACTAAAATGAGACGGTTGGGTCAAATGCAAG